TGCTCCAGAAATAAACCTTTCGACTATAACATCACAAAACTTCTCATCAAGCTCAATGGTGTGGCAGATTCGCTGGGTCTGATCACAGGCAATAAGCGTACTGCCAGAACCGCCAAATGGATCGAGGACGATGCAATTGCTAAGACTTGAATTAAGGATTGGATGGGCCACAAGAGCCACGGGCTTCATTGTTGGATGAGAGCCATTCTTCTTAGGTTTTTCAAACTCCCATATAGTCGTTTGCTTCCTATCGGCGTACCAGTTGTGCTTGCCTTTCTTCTTCCATCCAAAGAGCACCGGTTCATGCTGCCACTGGTATGGAGACCTACCAAGGACAAGGGATTGCTTTTTCCAGATACAGGTGCCGGAGAGGTAGAAGCCAGCTTCAGCAAATGCCTTTCTAAAGTTAAGCCCTTCCGTATCTGCATGGAAAACATAGATGGAGGAGTCCTGGGTCATGACAGCTTCTGTATTGGTAAAGGCCGCCAGAAGGAATTCATAGAAAGCAGAATCACCCATGTTGTCGTTTTTGATTTTACCGGCAGAGCCTTCATAGTTTACATTGTAAGGGGGATCCGTCACCACTAGGTTTGCCAGCTTTCCATCCATAAGTAGCGTGAAGGTTTCTGCCTTGGTGGAATCACCACAGACCAGTCTATGGGGACCCAGCTTCCAGACGTCACCAAGTTTTGTCATGGCGGGTTTTTCCAGCTCTGCATCCACATCAAACTCATCATCGTGAATGCCATCTTTCAAGGAATCCTTAAATAGGTCATCCAGTTCAGAGGGATCAAAACCTGTAAGGGAAACATCAAAGTCTGCGCCTTGGAGATCAGCAATAAGAAGAGCTAACTTATCCTTATCCCAGTCACCAGAAACTTTGTTCATTGCAACGTTTAGTGCTTTTTCCTGTTCGGTGTTGAGATCTACCATAACGCATTCTGCTTCCTTTTGTCCTAGATGCTGAAGCACACTAAGCCTCTGATGGCCTGAAATCACAGTGTTATCATTATTCGCATTAACGACGATAAGCTCCACATATCCAAAATTCTCAATGGAGGCTTTTAGCTTTTCAAACTCTGGATCTCCAGGCTTTAGTTCTTTTCTAGGATTGTAGGCTGCCGGATTCAGATCTGATAGTTTTATTTTTTGTATATTCATATCAAACACATCAACCTTTCTTTTATCAATAAGCGAGCTATTTGCCAGTCTCCGATAATTTCATTCACTTTCTTACCTTCATGTTCAACAGTTCTATGACATGAGGAACATAAGGTCACAAGATTATCGATGTCTCTCGATCCATTAGCACTAACGGGAATAATATGATGAACATTAAGGTTCTCTTTAGTACCACATCGACGACAAACTTGGCCTTGTTTGATTGTGGCACTCAATTTATTCCACTCATAATCATATGGACCATAGGTGCGCTTTTTTATTGCATTATTACGCAGAACATGAATCATTCGTTCACGCTGTTCATCACTATATTCATTCCATCTCAGAGATGTGGCTTCTCCGATCTTCTTCTTAGTTTCTTTTGAGTGATAGTCAGAGCCTAATCTTTTCTTTCGTGCTTTCAACCCTTCACTCACTTTTTTTCTAAAATGAGGGTCTTTGTTTTTCTCAACTATATCTTTACGTGTTTTTTGCCATACATTCTGACAAGCAACTGAACAGAAGAAGTGTGATGGAATTTTATGTGCAGCATATCTTCTTGAATTTTCCTGCCCACATGTTTCGCAAACATAATGAATCTTCATATCTCTTCACGCTCTACATTGAATTTCTCCGCCGCCTTTCTTAGGTTTAAATTGAAATCCACGTTCTCCCATGGGAAGAGCGAGGAATTGAAGTGGCCATAGGTTGCTGTGTCTGAATAAATTGCATTTCTGAGGCGCAGCTTTTCAATGATGGCCGCTGGTCTCAAGTTAAAGATCTCTTTTACCAGTTCACTTAAATCCTCGTCATTGATTTTTCCCGTACTAAAGGATGTCACATTAACTGCCACAGGGTTTGCTTTACCTATGGCATAAGAAATAGCGACCTCGCATTTATCAGCAAGCCCGCTCCAAACAATATTCTTAGCAATGTACCTGGCCATATAGGCACCGCTTCTATCAACCTTAGTTGGGTCCTTTCCGCAGAGTGCGCCGCCGCCATGAGAAGCTAGACCACCATAGGTGTCGACCATGATCTTTCTTCCAGTAAGTCCAGTGTCAGCAGCAGGACCACCCTCAACAAATCTGCCTGAAGGATTAATGAGTATTTCAGTTTCATTATCCAGTGGGAAATCCTCGAAGCACTGCCAGAGCACGTTGTTTAAGATATCTGATTCTAGCTGCTTTTGGGTTTTATCATCGTGGTGCTGAACAGAAACTACCACAGTCTTAACGCGGATAGGTTTATCCCCATCATACTCAACAGTAACCTGTGCTTTACCATCGGGGAGGATACCCTTGATGATTTTTCCTTTGCGACATTCATCAATACGCTTTACGATTCTATGAGAGAGAAGTAAAGGTAGAGGCAACAGTTCACGGGTTTCGTTGGTAGCATATCCATAGACAGTGCCTTGATCACCAGCACCGATGGAACCATAAGGATCAATAATTCCATTTCTAGCTTCAAGTGCTGTATCTACACCAGCAGCAATATCTACACTCTGATGATGTACAAACACAAATACTGTAAATTTCCAAGGACTGTATCCCACCTCGCGAAGTACATTTTTTACGATAAGGCGGATGTTAATTTTTTCGCTGCAGGTGATCTCGCCCGCCACGATGATTTTCCCTTTAGTAGCCATGACCTCACAGGCCACACGTGAAGCTTTGTCTCTGCGAAGGCAATCATCCAATATGCTATCAGCGATTAAATCAGAAAGCTTATCAGGATGTCCCTTGCAGACACTTTCCGCGGTTCTGTAGTTTTTACTCATATCATTATCTCCTATCTGTTCTTATTTGCCCCTACGAGCAGAAAGAAGCCTTTCCATCACATCATCCTGAGGATTTGCTCCTTTGTAATCGCCTGTGCAGTTTTCTTTTACAATCTGGAATATCTCAAACCACAGACGATTGGTCTGGTTCATGTAGTTCTGACCCATGGATACATAAGGGCTTTGAATGGCGTTTCCTGTGGTGGGGTGTTTTGCAAGAAAACCATATTCAGTAATGGCTTCTTCACACTGAATCCAACGAGCAACACTCATGGCATACCTTTCGAGGAGCTGTGGGGAAACCAGAGCAGCACAGCCACGCTTATCCAGCCACTGCCATGTGGCTTTATATATTTCACCTGCCACCAGAGCCTTACCATCTTTTTGAATGGCTTCTAGCATTTTATTTGGTTCAGGCATTTCTTGTCCTTCAAGATCTGCCGTATCGGAAAACTCCATCACAGTCAGTTTCCTGCCACCAAGATTTCCTTCGGCTATTTTGTCAGCCAGAGGTTTCTTTTTTGCCCCTGCACCAACACGAGCGCCACCTCTGTTCGTACCGTCTTTTGCCAATGATCACACCTCCTTTACAAAGTGGGGGCTATACCCCCGTTTGAATCTGCGTTTTTTAACACGACACCCCAGCCCGCTGTCCAAAAATTTTAGTTGTAGAGATCATACCTCCCCCATAGATCATAAATTGAAAATATACATTGACAAAATTATCGTAACTACATATAGTTATCTTATGAGATGCTAATGAGATACTCATTAGAAAACCGGTAGTAATTGTAACAATATACTAAAAGGAAAGGATGATTAACATGGCACAAGCAAGAGTAGTGGTTATCAATGAAACAAAGCTTGGGAAACCCGGAGAATGGAACCTTTGTTTTCAATATTGTCGTTACGAATACGGAGATGATGACAATACAGAAGAGAATGGCTATCGCTTCATTTGGAGAAAACCTGATGGAAGTCTTCAAGGAGCTCGAGGGCAAGCGCGTATTCCTTCTATTTCAGACATTCAATACCTAACCGGCAAAGCTCTAGCTGAAGGTTGGGGGCACTATAACAATGGAAATCTAGGTTTTGAGTATTAATTTTTCTAGGACGGTCGGCTAAAGCTGGCCGTTTCTTTTATTCCATCTGCCTCCAGCACTTGCAGTAATTCTAGAGTGACATGACTTACAAAGGGCCATCAGGTTACTGGTTTCATTGCCACCACCTTTAGAGAGAGGGAGGATGTGGTGAACTTCTTCAGCAGCTTTAATCTTTCCGTTCTTATCACACTCCTCACAAAGAGGATGGGCTTTGATGTAACGGTCCCTGATGCGTTTCCAGGACCTGCCATAGCGCTTGTTAGATGCAGGGTCACGTTGGTACTGGTTATAGCGTTTTGTTACCACTTTCTTATGCTCGGCGCAGTACTCTCCGCTGTCTGCAAGCCGACCGCAGCCAGGGTAAGCACAAGGACGCTTAGGTTTGTATGGCATGAGTTCACCTCCTTTAGGGCATAAGAAAAGCCCTCGTGGGTTTTCCCATTAAGGCTTGTTTACATTATTATCTCTCAATTATAGCGTACTAAAAAAAACAACTGCACTCAAGTGGACTCATGTGGACTTTACTATCCTCTTTGAAGTTTTCTACTTTTAAGCACCGCGTTGATACCAGGGATTAGCTTGGTCACATTCTTATTGATGTTATCTGTTGTAATTCTGATCATCTCCCAACCTTCACCAAGTTTATTGGTAATGACCTCATCTCGGATGCTCTCATATTTTTGTCTGTCTTTCCCATGATAAATCTTGCCATCAATCTCAAGGGCAACTTTCATCTCAGGCAAAATGAAGTCAACAGAGTAGTCGAAGATTTTCACCTGGTGGAACGCTTTAACGTTACGACGGATAAGTTCAAGTGCCACCATTATTTCTTCAGTACTCTGATACCACCCAGTCTTGTTCAGGCTCTCTTCTACAAGACGGATGGCATCCTTGTAGTGTTCAATGCCGGTGATTTTTGAGATCCTTTTTATGGCGTTTTGCAGCTTCATCTGTTTCTTATCCGTACTGATCACTTCCCCTTCTTCTCGCGCCTGCCGAACCAGTTCAGCCCTGCAGTCCTTGCAGGTATATTTAGTACCACGAGTGTATGTCCAACTATAAACAGGTGTAGCGCAGATATGGCAAGGTGGATAATAACAATTGGAATCTCTACCATCCTTACCTACGGTTATTCCGTCTTCTATTGCTTCATGCCATCCCATTCTTATTCTCCCTTCCAGCCAATACAGCATCTACAGCTCTAAGCGCTTTACGATGAAGCTTCAGCACCCAGCTTACAGAATAATCAAGGTCGTAAGCAATATCTTCCCAAGGCTGATATGACAGGTAGCGTTTCTCTAGAATCAGCCTGTATTCAATGTTGTTGACACCTTGGATGATCTCAATAATGTTAATCTTGCACTTCAGAAGTTTGGCAAGATCATCGTTCAAATTGTTTTTAATATCTATAATCTTACAGACAGCATCTGCCATATGAGATACTGATTTGCTGGGGTTATTAGGCATTCCATTTATGGCAGAAGTGCAGTTCATAGCCATATTCTCCAGGGATGCCACTTGCTCAAGCTTACTGTTTATTCTTTGATCCAATCGATAGGCTTTACTAAGATATTCTTTAGCATTCATTGTTTGACCTCCTCTTTCAGTTTTCGGAGAAGTATCTCCGGTTCTACCGCTGTAAGTTCTCTATACCAATCAGAGCGTAAAAACCTCTCTACTTCAGCTTTTGCGCGTTTTGCAGATTCATGGCGAGGATGCTTCATCAGCTTCTTTAGTGCATCCCTATAGTCCTTGACGGCTAGTAAAACTATGGCATTGGCTAAATCTTCATAAGGATCGCTCATCGCTTCACCTCCAATTTAGCTTTTACAGCATCGATTAAAGATGCTTGTGTTTTTTCTTTTTTTGTAAGTGCTGTCATCACATCTTCATCTATGGTGTCCTTGGTAATGATGTGGTGAATGACAACCGTATCCTTTTGCC